ACATCAAAGGTAACGTGTTCGAGATTGAAGATCGCAACCTGGTAGAAGGTATCAAATCGCTACATTCATCAATCGAAAAGCTAAAAAGTGAACGCGCTGAATTACGTAAACGTGATATACGTAGCTCTGAATTAGTTGAAAGAGTTCATAGACACTGTGAAGCGCGTGGTGTTATTCGTAAAGTTGGTCAATGCCCGGTCGACGCAATTTTGACCAGCCATAGCGACCACGTTGGAATGGTTGAACAATTGAACGAATGCGTCGAAATGCTTGAAGGTAAAAACCTGTCCGGCCACGAGCGCCATATGTGTGAAATGCTTTTGCGTAAAATGCGCGGTCAACCTGTTGAGGTCAGAGGGGTAAACAGTGAAGTTTTTATACCGGCCAGCACGCGGGCGATTAACACGGAGAGAGAATACCGCATACCCGTTAAGAAGTTGAACATACCATGGGAGTACATCAAGCCTGAATATAAATTCGCGGCGATGGATGAGGGCGGTAAGGTATTTGTGTACGCGCTTGAACCCATATTAGCGGGTACTACGTCGTGGCATAGCGCATCAGAATGGTGGGGTTTAGCGCCACTCACCATAGATACAGACGGCATCGATTGGCGCGAGAGTTTAACCAAGCGCCCCGAATAATTAAGCTCCGTGTTCTTTAACCCAAGCGTCGACAAAGTCGGCGTTTTCTTGTTCCTCCGTTGCACCGATTTCTGGTAACTCTTCAAACATGTTCGCGTCTTCAAGCCCTTCAAGTTCTTCGATTTGTTCATCTTCAAACTGATATTTTTCATCAGCCTGTAGTTCACGTTGTACTTGTGATTTAGTCACTATACCGTCCTCCATGTATGACCGATCACGTTGAGCACGTAACAAACCGGCTTGTTCTGTTTCTAGCTGGTCGGGTTGTGATAACGGATTCCATACATAATCAAATTGTTCAGGGAATGAACCGAGCGCTGAACGTACTAATACTTCATCGATGACGCGTAGGCCCATCGCGATTTTACTAGTTTGTTCGCCTCGAATCATATCATAATAATTGTGCATATCACCTTCACCGGTCGCGTTCATTCCTTTGGCCGATGTACCGAATAATTTAGTAACGGGCATTTTTGCCGCACCTGATATCCAGGTGATAAACGTTTCGAGTATTGGCGCAACACCTGATAAGTTAAGCGTGTTGCGTGTCAATACTTCATCACCGTCGAGTAGTGCCATATTGATATTGGACTTCATCATCGAAAATGCTTCGTAACGTTTAATGATCGATTCATCTTCGTCACTTGCTAATTCATCAGATAAACCCTGACGGTTAATAACATCGATATTCGCTTCCTGCATCAGTTCAGCAACACCATCTTTAGACGCAACCATGTCCATCACGTCGTCAATACATTTACGTAATACTGAGTCACCGAAGCCTTGCGTCTGTTGCATCCATCTACGCGGTAATCGTTCACCGTTGAATCGGGCAATGTGTGACCAATGGATAGTTTGAGCACCACCGCGAATCGTGTAGAATTCTGGCGATAGATAGTTACGCGCAAGAACGTTCCATGTTTGAAGTGTTTGCGGTACAAGGTCCCAACGGTCGAACACTAGAAATCGTTCTAAGTCGCCTTTTTTAATCTTGTTCAGGTTTAACGGTTTCGATAAGTCCTGCCCGGTTAACATTAATATACCCGAACCACCGTACAATCTTGACCATGCGATAGCTTCTTCGACATCTTGCTGTAGACATAATTCTTTTTCTAACGCTTCAATATCTTCAGCACCTTCACATTTTATTCGACGCCATTCACGCGTCATGTCGGCCGCTGGTGTATCGACGATTGTTCGCGCTATCCAGTTAGATTGATATGCCGCATCGAGTGATCCCCAATCGTTCAACATATCGAATACAAATTGATTGCTTGAGCGCTTCGACTTGTTAGTGCCTAAACCGCTGGCAACATTGACAAGCCCGTCCGAACTGCGACGTGTTTCTGTGTGTTCACTCATAATTATTTACCACCTCTTAAAGTGTTAATAGTACCACCGCCCGTGTATAAAATGAATATGGACGTTATAGGGTAGAAGATGAAATCACTGAACGCTAATTCTAAAAATGGCGTTACAGCGTCAATCTCAGGAAATACCGAGCGTATCCATATCGCCACGGTCAAGTTGATCACCATGAAAATGAACACGAACATAGCCGAGAAAGCTAATACACGTTGAACAATTTTGAACGGATGTAATGCACCGAGAAATTCAATGCCCCAATTTTTAACGGCTTGACTAGCGAGTGCTTTTTCCTGGTCGCTGTAGTGCATGTTACCGATCGCAGTTCCAGCGCGTACTAATAAACCTTTGTCTTTATCAACAATGTTATCAACCGCGCTAGTAGTTCCGAATAGATTACCGACCCAACTCATATTTTCCACTCCTGTAATTTATCTTGTACATCAAAACACGGACATTCTTTAGCAACATTAGGCCAATCACGATGACCTTTGATGTTCTCTTCACGAATACCGTGACGACCGGCGAATGATGTTATCGCATATCGAAGCGTATAGAATTGATTAACCGTAAAATTATTAACCGGTTTATTATCTTCATCTACGCCACCGATTAAGCATATATGTATATTGTTAGCGTTATGACCTTTAACCCCTGCACCGTTACGCGTCATCGGTCGGCCGACTTGCATAATACCATCACGGGTAATTACCCAATGATAGCCTATGTCGGACCAACCCTTCGACGTGTGCATGTGGCGCAAATCTTCAACGTCACAATCCGACCATGAAGGTCGGGTCGCGCTACAATGTATCGTTATGAATTTTGGTATCATGGTTTAATATTACCTTATTTACAGCCAATCGGCTAGATTTGGTTTTTTCTTGTCTAACATTTGGTCAATTGCATCTATCATCGGGTCGATTTGGTCATCGTGCGTTTTGAAGTCTGACGTCACTCCCTCACATTCCGTTAAGAAATCATTTAACCAAGGTGCATCGGTCGGAATCTTTAAATAGCCTGATTCGATGAAACCTTGTACATCCATGAAGCGTGTTAATTTATCCGTGTTACGCTGAATAGCCACGATAGGAATTAACGGTGTGACGGATTTCTTCAACTGTTGTATCAATCCTGTTCCACTGGCCTTATCTTCTATCATCATTTTTCGACATTTACCGTTACCGAGCGCTTTACATTTTAACCAAAATAACCGGGCGCGTCGCTTCAGTTCGTCCGATTCCCATTTACCGCGAATCATGTCAATCAAATATAGATAGCCGTCTTCACCTAGGCCCCAATGTTGAAACACGCTGAAGTCGTTACGCTCTTTAATTTTCTGAGCAGTATCGGCGATAACCATCGTGTATTTCATTTTGGGTAAAACTGCATACTCACCGAACCATTCCGATTTGATTAATGAACCACCCTTCGATGTTGGGCGCTGTTGGTAAAGTGCGTTCCAGGTTAATGATCCACTAGCCTTACACGCATCAACAAATGGTCGGGGCATACGTTCAGGGAATAACACATCGTATTTTTGGCGCAATGTATAAGTGATACCGTTTAATGTGTGTATCTCCGGTTCGTCATCGTCCCATTCCATAGGAAATGATACAACGCGCCATTGTTCGCCACCATCAGCCATTCGTTCGAGTAGTTGCCCGGCTAAATCTTTCTTATGCCAGCGCGTTAATATCATAATGACACCGTTAATTTTTGGGTCACGTCGTGTGTAAAATGTTGTATCGTACCAATCGATCACTGTTTCCTGGTACGCAGGGGATGACGCCTGTTTATAATCTTTCGCGGGATCATCAATAATACCAATGTTCATACCTTGCCCGGTAATACCACCGCCTACACCTGCCGCACGATATGAAGCGCCCGTCAATTTTCCATCGGCGTCGATAGTTTCCCAATGTTCGGCTGTTCGTTGAGCGTCGCCCCGTTTTTGAGGGAGTTTAGTATTCGGAAAAATATCGGTATACAGTTCATCATCGATGATGCGTTGCGTATCGCGTGACATTTTATCGGCCAATGGTGAAGCGTACGACGTAGCAATAACGTTCCACTTA